GCACGTCAGCGTGATGACGCGATTTCTCTGATGAGTCAGACATACAACACGCTCTTGTCCGTCGTGCTTGGTGATGACGGTGAGCCGCTGAGCTTGCCCAACCCTGTCGGTCCGACCATCTTGAGTGCCGACGACCTGACGGGCGACTTTCAGTACACTGCTGTTGACCCGGCAACCACCCCGATGAACGACCTTGCGAAGCGGTCAGCCATTCAGAACCTCGCACCGCTGCTGATGCAGCTTGGTATCGACCCGAAGCAGGTTCTTGCGGAGATCGTCCGGACGTTCCAGTTGCCTGAGTCGTTCCTGATCCCGCCTGAGCCTGAGCCTGAGCCTGAAGCTCCAGAGGGTGCCCCGATGGCTCCTCCCACCCAGACCCCCGAAGGACTGTAAGATGCCCATCCGACCCCGAAACATGCCCGACGATATGCCCGAAGAACTGATGGCTGCTGCTGATGAGCGCGATGCCATGGTCGATGAGCAGCTTGACGGAATCATCCCGGCTGCTGACTCCCCCTACAACGTCAAGGTGCTCTCCGCGATGGCAGACGCCGTGCAAGCGATTGCGTCCCTGATGGGTATCGAGGTCGAAATCGAGCAGTACAACGAGGCCACCACCCGCCTTGACGACGACGTTGCCCGGTTCCTGTTCATGGCGTCGAAGGCAGCAGAGGACTTCGGTAAGCCGTTCCCGGTCAGCCTTGAGGACATCAAGGGCGACAACGAACTGACCAGCATCACGGCTCACCTGAAGATGCTTGCCGCCGACGAGGACTTCAAGGAGTTTCTACAGGGCGAGGCAGAGCCAGAGGGAGCAGAGGTCGAGGTCACTGTCGAGGCCGGTCCCAAGGACGGCGCTGAAGACCTGTTTATGTCCCGCATGAGGTAGGAATGTCCCTTCGCTCCGCTCTGGTCAAGAAGCTGGTCGCCAGTCCCATCGCTCTACGGGCGAAGGTCATACGTGAGCAGCAGTCCCGCTTCATCCCCGATGAGCCAGAGAATCCCTTTCGCCGCACAGGCAAGGTCGGGATTCTCACTGACGCCATCGAGTTTCGTCAGCGGGTCAGCTTCATGTACACGAACAAGACAGAGCCACAGCGGAGCGGCAGGCGCGTCGGGAATCCCCACGGAATCTTCAAGCGGGGCACGAAGACCTACCTGCTCATGTACACCTCACCGGGGTCGGCTTCAGCGACGGGCCGACTCCCATCATGGCGCACGTTCTTGCTCAGCAGGGTCAGCCGCCCTGAGATCATCGAGAACAACATCACGTTCGGTCAGGGACTACAGCAGTTCCGTATCGCACCGGGCTACCGTCGCTTTCGCCGTGGACGCTTCATAGTCCGCGTATAAACAGGAGAAACCCAATGCCGAGTATCGCAGAAACCGTGGTCGCAGAGATGGCCGCACCCGCCCAGGATCAGATTTCTGATCCCACAGAGTCAATCGAAGCCACCGAGGCTCCCGGTGAAGAGGTCGAGGTCGAGGAAACCACCACCGAGGGAACCAAGACCAGCAAGCTGTCGTGGGCCGACGCCATGGACCGGGTTCCCCCGGACATTGCCAAGCTGATGAAGGGGATGCAGGCAGACTACACCCGCAAGACTCAGGAGTTGTCCTCCCAGCGCAAGGATATGCACCGAGAGCGTGAAGCACTCATCCGGGGCACCAGCAAGCTCAAGGCACCGGAGGAACTGCCCGACTACGACCCCTTCAACGAGCAGTCCATCGCTGCCCGTATCGAGGCTGAGGTCGCCAAGCGTCTCCGTGAGGTGCTTGACCCCATGGAGCAGGAATACCACTCCATGAAGGCAGAAGACTCCTACAAGAGCTTTCTGTCTGAGCACCCTGACCTTGAGAACAACGAAGCTCTCAGAGGTAGCGTGCAGGAGCTTCTGGAGGCGAACCAGAGCCTTGACCTTGAGACTGCCTACTACGCCGTCAAGGGACGCATGAAGACCTCCCAGCGCGCACAGGAGGAGCAGACGCGAGCAGCACGCAAGAAGGCAGAGCGTGAGGCAGCGTTCAAGGGCACCGGACTGAGCCGACGACCGGGCCGAGCAGCCAAGCCCGGTAAGTCTGACCTCAAGAAGATGAGCGCCGCTGATATCTACCGTCTTGCCCAGAGCATGAATCGTAACTCTTGACGGTAGTTTTGGGCTGGGGTAGAGTCTCAGGGAGTGGGATACCCGCAAGGCTCCTGCCAAAACATGGCACTCCGGTTTGGAACACGCCCCGAGAAAGTGATTCCAAACCCCCTATAGGAGTGCCTTGTCATGGCTACCCCTTCTATTCTGAGCACCACGCTCCAGCTTCTCCGCGATAAGCTCGTTGATAACTCCTATCTGGCCCATCCGTTGATTCGGGCAATCGAGGAGCACGGCAACCTCATTAAAGTCAGCGGTGGCTCCCGAGTCGAGCAGCCGGTCATCTTCGGAGATCACTCTACGATCACCGAACTGAGCAACGGTTTCGAGCCTGTCTCGATGGCTGTGACCGACCCCTTCAACTTCGCCAAGTACGAGTATGCCAACTTCACCCAGCCCATCGTGCTGTCAGCCGTCGAAAAGGCAGCTAACAAGGGCGATTTGGCAGTGGTGTCCATCCTCGAAAGCAAGATGCGCAACGTGATGTTGTCGCTCAAGAAAGAGGTCTCCCGAGCCATCATCAAGGGTGACTCTCCGGTCCTGACCCAGATGCAGACCCTCAACGGCATGGGCACCGCTACCGTCGCCGCCAACACGACTGGCTGGTTCGAGGCTGGAGCCTTCAGCACCCAGACCAACACCGTCGGTGGTCTGAGCAAGGCGACCTTCGCGGCGTCCAACTGGCAGAATCAGGTCTTCAACTCGGCAGCGACTCTCGCTCTGAGCCACCTCGACCAGTTGTTCATCGACTGTCAGACCCGCAACCCTGCTGGCGATTTCCCGGACATTCTCCTGATGTCGCCCGCCTGCTACGCTGCCTTCATGGCGCTTCAGCAGTCCAGCGTCCGCTACACCTCCAGCAGCGACCGGGACAGCCTGGACCGCGATATGGTAGGTTCGTGGCGGGGTGCACGCATTTACATCGAGCCTCAGCTTGGATTTGCAAATGCTGGTGGCGTCCCGGTCAGCGCATATGCGCTTTCTTCCTCGCAATTCCAGCTTTACGCCGACGTTGACGGGTTCTTCAACGTCAGCGATATGCTTCCCGTGCCTGGGACTGCGACCGAGGCCAGCATGGTCTTCAACCGTATGCAGCTTTGCACCGGGCATCTCGCCTCGCATGGCGTCCTTCTCAACGCGGAGGCGTAAGAAAATGGCTACTTCAACTCTCATTCAGTTCCTTGAGGCCGGTGAGGCTGGTGATACCAGCAACCGTCGTCAGACCGAGACGTTCCTCGCCAACGGTGCCATCACCAAGGGCGACTGGGTTCAGGTGGACACCACCAAGACCGGCGCGGACCGCACGCTGTTCGTCGTTGAGGCAGGCGGCAACGCCACCGGCAACGGCCTCGTCGTCGGTGTCGCTACCCAGACCGTCATCGCTGGTGATCGCGTCAAGGTCGTCGTTCAGGGCTACGTGGAGGGGGCTTCGGTCGCCAACGCTGTCGCTGGTGCGGCGGTTCCCCTCGTCGTGGACGCCACCGCTGCTGGTCAGGCTGTCGCTATCGCGGCTGGCGACCTCGCTCCTCCGTGCGGCATCTCGCTGGAGGCTGCTGCCGGTAACCTGTGCGACGTGATGGTCTACAAGAACTTCTAAGGCCACCACGCCTGCCCTCAGAGACTCGACAGACGGCGCTCTCCTGTGCCCCTGTCGTGACCCTCTGAGGGCTTACTTTTTACTGAAAAGTGAGGGTCACTTGAACCTGCTCGACCTACTCAACTTCTGCGGAAACCTCCTCGACTACGATCCGGTCAATGAGACATACCGCGAGCAGCTTGTGGCCCTCCTCAACGACGCTCAGATGAGAGTCATCACCTCTAAGCACTGGTCGTTCGCCCAGCGTGAGCGGAACCTTGCGGTCTATGCCGACGTTCCGTTGACGCTCAACTTCACCAATGGCTCCGATACCGTCACCTCTGGCACTCCGGTCTTC